GAAGTTGCTCTCATTGTGGTAAGGCTTTTTACAAGAAGTTAGAGAAATTAGAAAACAACTACCAAAGGATTGAATATAAACGACCTATTTGGAAAAACGAAACAACACTATCTGAAAAGTTGGTTAAATGGTTTGAAACAAGGAAGATTAGCCAAAAAACATTATTAAAGGCAAAGATTACAGAGGGATTAGAATGGATGCCACAAACAAACGGAAACATCAACACCGTACAATTTAACTACTTTAGGGATGGTGAATTGATAAATGTCAAGTATCGCACTGGCAACAAACAATTTAAGTTAGCAAAAGATGCTGAGTTGATTTTTTATAATTTGGATGCAGTAAAAGACCAAAAAGAAATAATAATTGTTGAAGGTGAAATTGATTGCTTAACTTTAATTGAATGTGGGATTGAAAATGTTATTAGCGTACCCAATGGAGCAACAATAGGTAGAAACAATTTAACCTACCTTGATAATTGTATTGATTGGTTTAAAGAAGATACAAAATTTATACTTGCCTTGGATAACGACCAAGCAGGAAATAGTTTAAGAGATGAATTTGCACGTAGATTAGGGGTTGAAAATTGCTCAAAGGTAGCGTTCAAAGATTGCAAAGATGCAAATGAATGCTTGGTTAAGTATGGAATGGATGGAGTATTGGAAAGCATAAACAACAAAATAGAGTATCCATTGGTTGGCATATTTACCTCCACAGACTTAAACGAAGAGATAGATAATTATTACAACAACGGATTGCCACAAGGAGAAACAATAGGCTTAGAAACATTTGATGAAAACCTTAAATTTCATTTAGGATACATCACAACGATTACAGGCATCCCAAATCACGGAAAGTCGGAGGTATTAGATTTTATTTGTGCATCGTTAAACATTCGTGCCGGGTGGAAGTTTGGTTTATTCAGCCCTGAAAACTATCCTTTAGAACTTCACTTTAGCAAGTTTGCTGAGAAATTAATAGGCAAAGCATTTGATGGAAATTACAAAATGAATAAAATGGAATTGGAATTGGCCAAAGATTACTTTTCAAAAAACTTCTTTTTCATAAAACCCGAAAATGATTTTAAACTTGAGGATATTTTGCGGATGGTAAAAAGTTTAATTAGAAAATACGGAGTAAATGCTTTTGTAATTGATGCTTGGAATAAGTTAGAACACAATGAAGATTCAACACACTATGTTTCAAAACAATTGGATATATTAGCAACATTTTGTGAAAGAAATATGGTACATTGCTTTTTAGTGGCTCACCCAACTAAGATTATGAAAGATAAAAAAACGGGTTTATTTGAAGTGCCAAACCTTTACAACATAAATGGATCTGCAAACTTCTTTAATAAAACTCACAACGGATTAACCGTATATCGCAACTATGATTCCAAGAAAACAGAAATATACATACAAAAAGTAAAGTTTAAACACTGGGGACAGTCAGGCACAATGTGTTCATTGGGATGGCACTTTATTAATGGAAGATATTATACATTTATCCCCGACAATACCAATTGGATATTAGGAGAAAAGAAACAAGTAGAAGCATTTGAACTACCACCAACCCCAATAAAGCCCAACGGAGCATTCGACACACCAATAAACAAAAAAGATAATTGGGACTTTATCCCAAAGAATGAATTTACAGACATAGGCAACGATGCCTTTTAACGACAAAACAAAAATAATAGATTTGATTTTCAGCAAGTTATAAAAAATAAGCAAAATATTATTGATTGCGTGGTACAAAATAAAAATAAGTGTGTACATTTGTCAAAGAAATAACAATTAGGAATCATGACAAACGCAACCAATTTTCACTTAATGACAAAAGGAACATTCTCAAAATGTGATTTGCCTACAACCGCACCCGATTATATTTCTTTAGATAAATTTGGCAATGTATCTTCTAAATATTGGTACACGACAGAAGGGGTTGTCAGACAATCTAACCACTGGGGTAGAGTTGCTTCTTGTATTTGGACATTGAAAGGGTTTTCGACAACAATAAATGATTGCGAGGTTTCAAAAAACGAATTAGTCGGTTATATTTCATTTGCAGATTTAGACAACTCTACAAGCAAATTTCAATTAATTGTTGATGAGCAAGCAAAAGTAATAGCAAAAGAAGTTGAAAATTTAACCGCTATTTTAGAAAGAACACCAACTTTTAGAGATGGAATGGCAACAGAAAAAGGAATTGAGGCAAATGATAAATTTAAAGAACAATTAAAAAAATTATTTAATTTATAAAATGGCAACTAAAACAACCCAAAACCCAAAAGGAGCAGGAGCAAAACAAAAATACGGAGAGCCTACAGAAGTTCTCCGTTTTCGAGTGCCTCAGTCAAAAAAAAACATATTCCGGGCTAAGGCCAAAGAAATTCTAAAAGTTTGGGAAACAGATTTGACAATTAAATAATTTGTATATTTGCACAATGGCAAAGAGTGTTAAAATGCGATAAAATGGCAATAGGCAAAAAATCAGGTGGAGGAAGTCGTAAAGGAAAACCAAACAAACTGACCAAATCAGTTAAGGAGGCTTTTGAGATTGCTTTTAATGAATTGCAATCCGACAAAAAAGCAAACTTGGCAACGTGGGCAAAAGAAAACACAACAGACTTTTATAGATTGGCGGCAAAGTTAATTCCAACATCACTGAATGCCGACCTAACATCTAAAGGCGAAGAAATAAAACAATGGACTGTTGTAATAACAGATGGAGATAAAAGTAAATAAAGTTTATTCTCAAGCATTAACAAGCCAAAAGAGATATTTAGTTTTGAAAGGCGGAGCAGGAAGTGGAAAATCTATTTTTGCAGTCCAAAAGCTAATTTTAAGAGTTACCTCCGAAAAAAAACACAGAATTCTATGTGTTAGAAAAGTTGCCACCACATTAAGAAACTCAATCTATCAATTGGTGATTGATAAACTTATTGAATACGAAATCTATTCAGAGTTTACCATCAACAAATCGGAAATGAGATTTACCCACAATCCAACAGGCAATGAATTAATCCTGCATGGAATGGATGACCAAGAGAAAATCAAATCTATTGCCGGTATTACCTCAGTTTGGTGTGAAGAAGCTACCGAGTTAGATGAGTTAGACTTTAATCAATTAGAATTAAGGGTAAGAGGTGAAACAAGCACCTACAAACAATTTATTATAACTTTCAATCCAATAAGTGAACAACATTGGTTGAAAAAAAGGTTTTTCGATAATCAGGATAGCGAAACCTACATCCTTAACACCACATACAAAGACAATTCATTCTTAGATGAGGATTACATTCACCATCTGCAAGAAAGAGTTAAGGCGAACCCAAATCTATACAAAGTTTATGTTTTAGGTGAATGGGGCAAGGTAGATTTTGGCGGTGAGTTCCTAAAAAGTTGGAGTACAATAAAACACACTTCAATAGTTGCTTATGATCCATCCTTAGCCATTTGGCTTTCATTCGATGAAAACGTAAACCCTTACTTTCCTTGCGGAATATTCCAAGTTAGCGATGAAAATGAAATAAGAATGATTGATTGCATAGCACTGAAGAATCCCGACAACACAACCAAAGCAATGGGCAGGGCAATATTAGCTAAATTAAGACAATGGAGGCATACAGGATTTGTTTATGTGTGTGGAGATAGTACATCGCAAAAAGACGATGTTAAACAAGAAAAGGGATTTGATTTATTTAGGCTATTGATAAATGAATTAGACGAAGTTAAACCTATCCGCAGGGTTGCCAAATCAAATCCAAATGTTCGGCCATCTGCTGACTTCTTTAATGCTATTTTAGATTACAATGAGCAAGGGATTAGCTTTGTTGCTGATGAAAGTTGCAGAGTTGCAATTTTAGACTTTGAGAACACCAAAGAAGATAAAAATGGAAAGGTAGATAAAAAGACAGTTACAGACCCAGTTACCAAAGTAAGCTATCAGCCTTATGGCCACATAGTAGATTTAACAAGATACCTAATTACAACCGTATTCAGCAGTCAATATTCTAAATTCCAAACAGGATTAATAAAACCTTTTACAATTGTTGGCCGAGATGCAGAATACAAATCCACATCAAGATTTTAGTTACATAATTTGATTAAATAAAATAATTTGTTACAATTTTGCATTATGGCAAGATTTTTAAAGACCTCCGATTATTCTTCAATTATCCAAACGGTTGACCTCAATCAAATCACCGAAAATGTAGTTCAAAACTTGTATGATAGTGAAGTAAAGGCTATCAGTAGAATGAGGACAAAATTAGTCCAAAGATATTTGGTTGACATTGAACTTGGAACGATGGATGCCTATTCTGCTGCAAGGCATTACAGGACAAGAGATAGAGTAATTGCAGGAGAAACAATAACCCACGTTAATGACTTTAATAGATGGGATAAAACAACCAATTATTTGATTAACGATGTTGTAACAGATGACAATGGATATGTTTACACAGCGATTGCAGATAGTGCTAACCAAAAGCTAACATTAACAGCATATTGGACACCAATGACCAACATTGCAACATCCAACGCTACCTATTGGACAGTTGGAGATAATCGTTACCCTATGTTTGTGGAGTTGGCAATGGATATGACACTTTACAACCTACACGCACGGATTAACCCACGCAACATCCCAGAGTTAAGGATTGAACGCAACAGAGAAGCATTAGACCAATTAGACAGATGGGCAAGTGGCACAGATACAGCAGAAGTGCTTAACATCAACACCGCAGATAGCACTGGATATTCAATCAGATACGGAAATAGTTTAGATAAACAAGATAATTTCTTTAAATAATGGCTTGGTATAACGACATATTTAACTTTAATAAACCTCAGCCACAAAAGGCTAACATCCGTAAGACTATTGACTTTGAGCAACAACTGCAAAGAGTAAGACAGGATGCTCAAACATTTAATATAGCATTACAGGCGGCAGAAAGTCCAATGTACCCAAATAGATTCTTGTTGATGCAAACGTATCAACAGATTGTATTGGATGGGCAGGTGCAGAGTGCAATGTTGCAACGTAAGTCAAAAATACTTTGCAAAAAATTTGTTGTTTGTGGCCCTGATGGTGAAGTGGATGAAATTAAAACTGCTTACTTTAATCAAAAATGGTTTTATGACTTTAGCAATTTAGCTTTAGATTCTATATTTTGGGGTTTTAGTTGTGTTCAATTCGGGCAGATAATTAACGACCAATATACATCAGTTGAGTTAATCCCACGCATCTATGTAGTGCCTGAATTTAGTTTAGTAAGAACAAACACAGCAACGGTTATTGAGGGCAAACACTTTGATGAGCCACCATACAATAATTGGTGTATTGGAGTAGGTGAAAAGAAAGATTTAGGTATTATGATGTACCTTGCACCTT